ATTTGAAAAAGATCGGGCCTTGATGCGTAGATTCTATCGGATCAGCATTGATGAACCTGCGTATGATAGCACTATCCGCATCTTGTCCGGTCTATCACAACGGCTAAATGACTTCCATGACGTAGTTATCACAGAAGAAGCTATCAAAGCAGCAGTAGATAGTTCTGCACGGTATATTCATGATCGCAAGAATCCTGACAAGTCTATCGATCTGCTTGATGCTGCGTGTGCTAAACAACGAGTATTAGGTAATAAGGGTATTGAGATTACCAAAGATTTAGTATTTGATCAAGTAGAAAAGTTTACTGGTGTACCTGCTGATAAATTAAAGGGTGATAACCGTGAACTGATTGGTAATTTGGAAGTTAATATCAAGAGTAAACTATATGGGCAAGACGAGACTGTAGAGAAAGTATTAGAACGGGTATATGTAAGTTTTGCTGGTATTGGTAATGAGACTAAACCTACAGCTAGTTTCTTGTTCTTAGGACCTACTGGTACAGGTAAAACTGAACTTGCTAAACTACTTAGTAAGAATCTTGATATGCCGTTGTTAAAGTATGACATGAGCGAATATAGCGAAAAGCATAGTGTATCAAGTTTTATTGGACCGCCCCCTGGCTATGTTGGGTTTAATGATAGTCAAGTATCCGGTGGTAGATTGATAACTGACTTGAGCAAGAATCCGCATTCTATCATGTTGTTTGATGAAGTAGAAAAGGCTCATCCGGATATCTTCAATATCTTCTTGCAGATGCTGGATGAGGGTAGGATCACTGGTTCAAATGGTAAGGTGGTTAGTTGTAAAAACACTATTATTATCATGACCAGCAATCTTGGTAGTGCAGATAGTGAACGTAATAATATTGGATTTGGTGAGCAAGAAAAGACCGGAGAAGATGATCGTGCATTTAAGGAATTCTTCAAGCCAGAATTTAGAAATAGGTTGGACATGGTCTGTAAGTTTACTAAACTGGATATGTTGGCTATCAAGAAGATCGTAGTCAAGTTTGCTGATGAACTTAAAAAGAGCCTTATTGATAAACATAATATCACATTGATATTGAGTGAGGCTGCTATTGACCATTTAGCTGATAAGGGCTATGATAATAAAATGGGTGCTAGACCGTTATCTAGAAAGATTGATGAGTTGATTCGTGTTCCGCTAAGCAAGAAGATTTTGTTTGAACATATCAAGAACTCTACAATCATAGTAAACATGAACAGTGAAGATATTGAGTTTGTAGTTGCACAAAAATTGACAGGAAAGGTAAATTCAGATGGGGTTATTGAGGTCAGTTGATTATTTGCCCGGTATTGATCAAGTTGAATATAGGGAACAATATTATTTCAACAAATATATGTACCGAGCCAATTTGACTATGGCTGGAATCAGAAAAACTTCCTACATAGATGATTTTGAAGAATTCAAAAGTAGATTTAGTAATGAGGTTAACCAGCTATCTTATACTACATTAAATTTAGATAATAAAAAGGAAATCCTAAAAAATTTCCCCTTTATCAAACGGTATATTAAATGGAAAAAAGAACATAGAGAGAACAAAGATATAACCATCAGACAAGAATGGGATACTGTTAGTGTGTTTAGTAATGATCTATCTTTTTTACAAGGATTACGGAAATTAGGAACTAACGTAGCGATAGAATTCACTAAAGTAGAATGCCAATCTGAGGTTGGAGTGAAATATTTTATGCAAGAACCTAAACATAAGTATAGGGTTTATATTAAATCCAGGAGAATATCAGACGAAGTTCTTAACGAATTACGAAGATTACTTATATCAACCGACTTATTTCCAAGCAAAGCATTGAGAATTTGGTTAGAAACCGATGAGTGGACTACTAATACGCCGATTCGCGTACCGTTTAGATCACCATGGACTAGCCAAACACATTTTATCGAATATGATAATGAAAGCAGTTTAAGCTATTTGGCTTTATTATACGGGAATTTATTGTCAAAACGATATAAGTTAGAAAAACGCCCAGAACCTGTCTAGAATGATAAATACTCTATAATGGAGTATTTTCATGGCAAAGATAATTGAGGATGCAATAGTAGTCAGATTCAGCAAAATCGTCAAAGATAGTGAGACTGATACCGGTGGATTAGTCAATACTGATATTCAACAAGCCTTAGAGCAGGTTGCTCAGGAATTGGTTGGTAGCAGTGTTGTAGTTGAAGTGGTGAGAGCAGAATGAGTCAGTCTACTACACTAATCCTACTACCACAAACTGCCTATGATAATCCAGGTAATGGTGCATCTTATACTGTGGTTGGGAATTCCCAACCCGCAGCCGCTTTTTATTTAGGTAATAGGAATTTACAAACTGTAAACATCAACTTGTCAGGAGTTACGGGAAACATAGTTGTCCAAGCTAGTTTAGCAACTACTCCCGTCGATGCTGATTGGTTCAAAGTATATGAATTAGAAGCCAATGCTAATGCCGCTGCTAACTCAGCTCCGCAGATCGCTAGTAATGCATCAGTATATACTAACATTCAGGGAAATTTCGTATATATGCGGGCAAAGATTGATGCTTTTGAAGGCGGTACGGTTAACTTTGTTAAACTCAGCTATTAAGGATTAACATGAATATACTTACTGAAGGTGGTAATGTAGTTCCTAATGCTGTTCCTATAAAGAAAAACAATTTCTCTGCGGCCATGAATAACTTAACAAAAGTATTACCTAAGGGAATGAATTTGTATCCTATAGGTAGTGCAGGCAAAAAAGAGATAAGCAGCGATATTGATGCATTGATCGATTCTAGTGAATTGATGAAAGCGTTCCCGACAAAGGAACTAAAGCTAAGCCGCAAAGCATTAGAAGATTATTTAAAGGCAAAGGGTTTATTTGCTGCACGTACAGGTGTAAGTATACATGTAGGTATCCCAACTGGTGCTGGTGATGAGATTGTTCAAGTCGATCTGATGGCAGTAGATAACGCTAAAGAGGCTCAACCGTTACATACTCACGACTATACTGATCCTACCATGAAAGGCGGAACCCTTCATGCGATGTGGGCTGATTTAGCAAACTTGAGCAGTATTGAAGGTCACCCTAGCTTGATGATGAGCCCTTATAAAGGATTGGTTGATAGAGAAACAAAAGAGGTAATCACAATTAATAAAGATGCTATCGCTAAAATCATTATAGGTCCAACTGCAACAGCAGATGATATGGGAAATCCTACAAAGATGATGAAAGCATTACAACAATATCCCGAAAAATACCGTGCTATCAAAGAAAAGTATTTTAGTGATGCTATACGAGAAGGTAGTTTAGAATGGTTCCGTAAGACATTGGATATCATCAAATGAGATCGATTGAGTTTTTATCTGAAGCGGCTAAACCTACAGTAGGTCGCAAATATCAGCATGTTGAAGATTTGGTATTAAGTAATGGTTATACTGGTGCTATGCATGCCATAGAACGTATGCGTAATATGGGTGAAGAAGGTGGAACTATCGAATTAAAGTGGGATGGTATGCCAGTAGTATATTGGGGGCGTGATGATAACGGTGTGTTTAGTATGATACCTAAAAACGCTTGGGCATATCTAAAAAGCGGTAAGACACAAACAGCAAGCGGTGCACCAACAGTAATGACCAGCCCTAAAGATGTACAAGCATTCATCTTAGGTACAGGCTCTGGTGATCCAAAAGAACGTAAACAATTCGCTAATCAGTTCGCTAATTTATGGCCCTACTTTGAACAGATAAGTCCTAAAAAGGGATATCTGGAAGGTGGGTTATTATTCTATCCAGGTACTAAACCAAATGGTGAAAGTGCTATGCCTGTTTATAATAAGTCAACTGATACATATGATTTTACACCAAACATCACTACATTCCATGTTCCGGTAAATAGCGAGTTAGGTAAAAAGATAAAGACAGCTAAATTGATGGTTGCTGCTACCGGGTATTTTGCTACATTAGGTAGTACAGATGAGCAACGTTATCCAGATGCACAAAAACTAAGCAAGCCGGGTATACTAGTCCAAGGTACTACTTATGTACAAGAACCGTTAGAGTTAGACAAACGTGGCTTAGATGCATTAGAAAAGTTTATACAAGCTAACAAAACAAATATAGATCGATACTTAGTTCCCAAATCAGGAATGAAAAGTCCAGGTGGAGAGTTATATACATATCTGAATCAACATTTACGCACTAAAGGTCTATTGAAAGATTTTCCAGCATGGGCTAAAGCTAATCTAAGTACAGGGAAGCAAGAGATATTGTTTGCTGATCCAGAAGGATTGAAAGCTACATTGGGTGCGGTAGAAGCCTTAGGAAATGAAAAGCAACAACTGATAAATCTGTTAAGCCAAGGAACACACGGTGGGATAAAACAGACTAAACCTGAAGGATATGCACAAGCACATCCAGGCAAACCTTTCTCGCATGATATACCAGGTCAATTTATCAAAACGATTGATCAAACTAATTGGACACCTAGGAAATGACACAAGGTAAAGCTATAGTAATAGGATGGGGAAGGGGAATGGGACATACTGGTCACGATGCCCTAGTATCTGCTGTAATACATCAAGCAGAACAAACCGGTTCTACCCCGTTGTTTGTAGTATCACGTAGTTTTGGAAAAGATGATCCGATACCACCTGAGAAAAAAATAGAGATGTATCAAAAGAAGTTTCCTAAATATGCTAAAATGTTTAGATTACCTCCAGCAGACAAACCCACACTTAACGATGTACTTACTGATTTAGCAGCAAAAGGATATACTGATGTTACATTAGTAGTTGGTGCAGATCAAAAAGAGGCATTTGGCTATCTGACTAGTCCAGATAAGTCCGGCGTAGAACCCTACAAGAAATTTGGATTGAATAGTTTAAATGTGATGAGTAGACAAGACACTAACGCTCCAAGCAGTGATCCAAAGAGTCCTGACTATCATGAAGGTCCACGTGCTACACCAATGCGTGAAGTATTACTAGACCCTGCAAAAAGTGAGGAAGAACAGTTTGCTGTCTGGCGCCAATCAATGAGTCCTGCATTAAATGATAAAGAAGTATTAGATATGATGAATATTGCTAAAGATAATCTAGTTAAGTTCAATGCACCAAAGGTAAAAGCAAGGAAACTTAAAGAACAGATAACTAAAATCAGGCCCTTGATAAAAGAAGCAAGTATTAAACAAAAGATCACATTACTAAAATTGATGAAGGAATCCTTTATTGCTAGGAAAAAGTTATTAGAAAATAATTTAGATATTGAAGTGCAATCTATGGCACACGATATGGGAGATGATTTTGGTGATGAAGAAAGCACAATAGAATTGATTTCTAAATATTTTGGTATATCGATTGACCAAGCTAGGGCTATTCTAAGTGATCCTTCAGATAGCAATATTGTATCCGAAACTAATGTTACCGAAAGTGCAGATTATCTAGAAGAAAAATAATTCCATGTGGTCCATCTGACGTAAATATGTATATATTTAAAGAGGACCACATGGCAACAAAGAAACCAAAAAAGACTGAAGAAAAAACTGTTCCTATAGAGAAATTACAGGAAATAGTAGATCAAGCTGCACAACAAGCACCTCAGCAAGCACCTGCTGAGCAAGCTCCGCAAGCAGGACAGGTACAAGTAAATGTAGACTTCTTACGCACCACAAGGGTTCATATATCTATGCCCTGTTATGGTGGTATGTTAACTGAATCTACATTTATGAGTTTTATCAAATGGGCCAATACTGCCCGTCAACTGAACATCGATTGGACTCTAGAAACCATGGTCAATGAATCATTGATCAGTCGGGCTAGAAATACACTAACAGCTAAGTTCTTAGACATGCCAGAAGCCACTCATTTGTTCTTTGTGGATGCTGATATTGGTTGGGAACCTTGGCATTTACTAGTATTACTCAATCGCGATAAGGATGTTATCGGTGGACTATATCCAATGAAAACTATGCCTATCAAGTGGGTGGTTAACGGATTTGAGGGTGCAGCAGAAGGACCTGATGGCTTGCAAGAAGTAAGCAAAGCAGGTACTGGTTTCTTACTAATGAAGAAACATGTATTTGAAAAATTGAATGCTCATCCTGCTGTAAAGCAATATAAAAATGATATCGGATTAGATCCAAAGTATGATAAGCATCTAAAGACTTACTTTGACACAGCGGTACGTCAGAATCGTTATTACTCAGAAGATTGGACTTTCTGTGAAAACTGGCGTGATATGGGTGGTCAAATATGGGTAGATAAGCGAGTGTTACTACGCCATAGCGGTTCTTATGTATTCTGTCAAGAAAATCAAGAACATTTGATGAACTCAATTGGGCCTATGTTCATTGAAAGACAACAAAGTATGGGATTGAAACTAGTTGACAAAGACGGGAATGAAGTTAAATCAGTAAAAGCGCAATAAAGTAAGTGATACAGATAAAGCCCCGCAAGGGGCTTTATCTTTTGATAAATACAGTATGAATTTCACAGACCTAACCGATTTTAATATATCCGACGCAGTTACTTTCCATGATAAATTGAATCCAAAATTATGGCAAGGACAACACCTACGACCTGAAGTCAAAGATCAACTTGAGATAATAGCACAAGATTTCCTACAAGAATTAGGTGTAAAGGATCTAGATGTCAAAGACATCACTGTTTCCGGAAGCAATGCAGCATATAGTTATACTCCGCATAGTGACTTAGACCTACACATTTTAGTTGATATGTCTGGAATGTCAGATGATGCTATATACAAAGAACTATTCAATGCAAAAAAGACCATATACAATGATACACATGATATCAAAATACACGGTGTGCCAGTAGAGTTATATGTACAGGACGCTAAACAACCGGTTATAAGTTTAGGGGAATACAGTCTCAAAAAAGATAAATGGCTTAGGATCCCAACTAAACGTAGAGCAAATTTCGATCAAAATTCTACTAAAGCAAAATATGAAAAACTATTGAGTCTGATTGAGATTGCACTCAAATCAAAAAAGTATAGTAAAGTAAAGCATATAGCAGATACTATAAAAAGATATAGACAAGCAGGGCTAGACAAAGGTGGGGAGTTTGGCCCTGAAAATATAGCATATAAAGCATTACGTAGTCAAGGTTATATCACACAGTTATATAGTTTACGTGACAAGTTACATAGTGAAAAGCTAACGATAGAAACAATGTATGATGAAAGCAAGTTATTCGATAAACCTACACCAACAGTTGAAGAATTGATGGCTAAACATCGTGTAACTAAAGAGTATGTCCTTAAACAACTTGACAAAGGTATTAAAGTAGAAAAGGAACATACAGGTGATAGATTGCTTGCAAGAGAAATTGCGCTTGATCATCTAAGTGAAGATCCTAACTATTACACCAAACTTGATAATGCTAATCTAGAAGAAGATGATGAGTTTATTAGCGAGATAGCAAAAAAGCCAATAGTATTACCTCCCTTAACAGCAGATCGTGATCATCTAATATATGTTATTATAAATGATATTACTAATCAGAGATATGTTGGTATTACCGCAATGAGATATGGTGGTGATGTATATCTTACACTTAGACGTAGAATGCAAAAGCATTTACAACGTGCTAGATGTGAGACAAAAGATTGGGGATTGTGTAAGAGTTTGCGAGAATATGGTCCGGAAGCGTTTTCATTTGGATTGCTTGAAGTTATTCCAGGCAAGAAACCTGCTCATGGTAGAGAGACAGAGTTGATTAACCAACATAGTCCTGAACTGAACACATTCAAAGCCGGAAGAACTATTCCATTAGAAAAGATGTTAGAGCAAGATACAAGTACATATACCAACTTAGCTGAAGTAGATTCAGATGAAGATGTGGCGGAAGGTTCCAGTAACAATATCCCAACCATTGGGATCAATGTAAGAAGTGATGGTAATATTGATTATGCTAGTTTAATTGTTGACGGGGGAAAGAAATATGAATCTAGAAAAACTGATAGTCTTAGACCATATGTCGGTAAAACTGTTGGTATCGTCAGAACCGGCAATGGCCCTGCGGTTGCGATTGGTCAAGTGACTATAGGTGAACCCATAGTAGTAGATGTGGAAAAGTTTAATAAACTACGCAACCAACATTTAGTTCCACAAGGCAGTAAGTTTGACATAGATAGTGATAGCACAAAGTATCTATACCCAATGATCAATCCAGTACGCTGGGATAATGAAAAACCAATAAAGCATAGAGGTATCGTTTCTAGAAAAATACAAGAACAAGGTGTGACGGAAGGCGAAAGCAATGATACTGCTATAAGTTTATCTAAGTTAGGTAAATTTCATCCAGGCACAGATACACTGGCAGAGTTTGTTCCAGAAAGAGCAACTGCACAATATGCCTTACACCCGGACAAGTGGGAATCAACCTTTTACAGTTTGACCAACAAAGATTCTGACAAATTAAAATACTACGGTCCAAAAAAGATTTCAATTCCTTCAGGAACCTTGGTGGGAGACATGGCCATTGCTAATAAGTTCTATAGAGCAAAGACCTCCGAAGAAAAACAACAGTATGCTGAGGCATACAAAGCATCATTACAGCCATATCCAGTGGATGTCAGTAAATATCGTATGCCTGAGTTGTTGGTGCCCAAGCAAGGTTTAGCGGAAGGTTTACAGAATAATGGAATTAGTTTTCGTGTACAAAAGGGTAAAAATAAATTTGCCACTACCATGACAGTTAATAACGAGCAGGTGGGTATATATCAATATGACGCCAATACCGGCCGTAGTGTAGCCGAGGTTTATCCAGAATTCAAAGGCAAAGGATTTGGTAAATTATTGGTTTTACATGCTATCTATACCGCGGCCAAATTAGGATTAGATTTCCAAGAAGATGAATCAAGAACTGCTGAGTATGATAATGTGTTAGACAGTTTGAGTAGCAACAGTTATATTGTAGATGATGATGGATATTGGTACGTTACTGGTGAGGGCGAACAATATCTACAACAATCATTAAAGCAAGGTGTAGCGGAAGGCAAACAACCTGGAAAGCCAGTGGTTGATGTCATACTCAAAGTCATGCCTGTGGCACAAGAAATTTGGTTCCATGGCAGTCGTGCCACAGGTCAGCATCGTAAAAACAGTGACACTGATATCTTGGTAGTGATACCTGATGATCTTGTGGGTGATCAGTATCTTAGCGTGGTGAGAATATTACAAAAATTGTCCTCACACTTTGACAACTATGACATACAGCCCACCAAGGCAGGAACTAACATACACCGTATAGCACAAGAAGAAGGCCGATTGCTTTGGTCCAGCAAGCAAGGTGTGGCGGAAGCTGTTGCTCCTGATCAACAACTACAATCTAGTGTTTTATATCATGGAACACCTACAACGGCTGGTTATCAAGGCATTGCCAACCAAGGGTTAAAAATTGATCCAAAATTAATAGCACAAAAATATCAAGGTCAAGAAAATTTTGCACCTTTGCCAGGCGTCTATATGACTAAAGAATTTGGTATTGCAGTTAGATATAGTTTTATGTCTAATGTTCCTGACGAGCAATATGCTGAGTATATTAAACAAGAACCAAATGGTTACGTATTTGAATTTTTAGGAAAAGACTTAACAACTGTTTCACCAGATGAAGATGAACTAGGTGACTTATTAAAACGTTTAGTTAACACTAAAAATTTACAACCAAATCTGTCAAAAATTGTTCAAGCAGTTCCAGAAGAACTTAGAGTTAAATTACAACAACCCAACGTTAGTTTTGAAACGATTGCTGTTGCCGGTAAATGGTTAGTCGATAGAATCAGTGATTCTACTATACAGTATCTTATGAAACGATATCACAATGTGGTTAACTATAGTGGAATAAAACCTAGTGCTGTTTGGGTAATTCCAAAACCCAATGAAAGATTCTTACGAGACCGGCAAGGAACCAACAATACACATAACGGATATTTTAATTATGCTAACAAATTTGGTAAAAAATATGATTTAACAGAAGTAAAGCAAGGTGTGGCGGAAGGCTTCCTTGGTGAAGCAGTAGGCGGCAATTATCTTTATCATGCTACCGGTGATGACATTAACGATTTAAAGAATATCATTATGAACGGTCTTATAACTAATACTGGCAATCAAGAGAGGACGGGGTCCAAACTTAGAGCTGTTAGTTTTACAAGAAACTGGAGATATGCCCTTACAAAAAAAGACGATGATAATCAAGGGTCATCCGGGATTGCCAATGGAGTTATATTTGTAGTAGATGAGTCTATTCTTAAACAAAAAAATAAAATGCAGTCAGTTGATCGGCCCGGCGATAAGACAAATGCACTCAGGTCTGTTCTAAACGCATTACCTAGAGTAAATCGAGTAGCCGATTTGTATAACTTCGTTGACGGAGTAGGAGAGTTAACACCAGACGATCTTGTAGTACTATCTAAAATTGCAGGAACAAATTTACTAGGCAGTCGTCAATTTGTTATTTTTGCTACTAAAACTTATTTCGCAGATAAAACTAATCAGCAAGCATTAGCTGATGCACAATCTAAAATAAAACAAGCTATTAGTTATTTTGTTAAAACCAGTGCAGGCAAATCTGTTGCATCTGCAGGAGGTAGCACTGGATCAGAATATGAAGAAGTTATATTGACCCCTCTAAATTATGTACCATTTAGGGATCTTGGTGTAGTGGGATATATGATAAATCCTACAGTTGACTCTGCTAAACAACAAGAAATTAGAAACCTTTTTGCAAAGGTAGGAGTTAAAGAAGTGCCTATTCCTAATTCTACTAGACCGGGAAAAAATGTAACAGGAGCAACTTCACCGATGATTGGAACAATTAGGTACGGAAATAGGCCAACAACCGACCAACAAGGTGTGGCGGAAGGCTACTCAGTATCAGACTTTAAGATGAATTGTTTTGAATCTATGGGAAATTTCATAAAATGGATTCGAAGCCCTAAATTAGATAAGCGTGGGGTGACTAGGACATTGGGTGACCAATATGCTAATTTGATTCACACACATAAGGGTGTATTAGAATCTACCAGTAAATTAGAATCCAAAGCACAGGATGCAAAGATTTTATCCGCTAAACTTAAACAATTAGATCAGCGTGATAATGTGGTAATTAAAGTGGGCAAAAAAATAGCGATATTGAGCGTGTCTATTATTCCGGCAGACAAGTTTAGTAAAATTGAAGTTTCTGGATTTGTTAAACCAAAAGAAATAGTAAAAATAAATGTATATAATAACAACAAGATTGATACTATAGAATTTAGTGATGGTAGCATATTTCCAGAGGCAGCAGAATTTACTACAGTAGATGGTGTTAATTTAACTAACACTATTTTCTTTCCAAATGAAACATCCGTATCAAAAGCATATACATCTTTATGGATGTGGTTAAATTCTCTTGAGGGGAATGGCTGGACTATAGAAAAATATATGTCTGAAGATCAGACTATGACTCAATCAATTGAAGAAGCATCAGGATATATCCCAAGTAACGCAGAAAAGAATGATCCTAGATTTAAATCAGCATTAACAGTAGATGTAAAGCCAAACGCTATCAAAAAGAATGCAAAAGCGTTTAGTTGGTTAACTACTAGAGCTGGTATTCCACCTACTGCAAGACCTGACGGTAAGGTTTGATCAACGGTTGCGGTAAGCGCGTTTAACGAACTGAGGATGTTCATTCTTTAAGAAATCTAAGAATTTCAGTCCTAAAGGACTGCTCATTATATCTTTGAATGTATCATGACTTAATACATCATGATATATCTCTGCAAATCGTACTCCATGCTGAGTTGGTCCTAAAGCATGTACTAACTCATGAATAAGTACATAGAAATTGCGTTGTCCAGGACATAGTTCAATGAGCCAAGGTTGTCCGCGTTCCCTAGCAATAGTATAGCTAAGATAGCGACCATGATATTTTGTACCAGGCCCAAACTGCACATCAGGCATCTTTCTGGTTACTCCATACAAGGGAGCATAATGATCCCACAGCAATTTAAATGCTATCTGTATACTTTGTATACTTCTGGGACGATTCATTCCCCATATCTGTTCGATGATTTTCTTTTCAGTACCGTACATCTTTCGCGTAGCTACAGCCTGTGGAACACTAGCAGGCGTTCGTGTTTTGATGAATTCTGTGCTTTTCATACTGATATTTATCTTATTTCATAAATCCGCTTCAATATGAAAGATTGATAAATACTATATTACTTTGGAAAGACATTATGAGATTATATCAAATAACCGAAAACTCTACTACTGCCGGTAGTATATCAAGTGTATCACAACCTATGATGACCCAAACTCGTGAAAATGTTAAAGTTCCTGGATTAAAACCAGTATCACAGGTAATGCGAGGTAAAGCAAAGAAGAAGGGTCCATATGCTAATAGTTTAGTAGAAGGAAAAGTTAAAGAACTATCTATGGATCTGAAGGATTTAACTGATGCTGAATTCTTAAAAAAATACAAGAAGACCAAAGCCCAAATTAAAGCAGAATTCAAGAACTCCAAAGTTAATGAAGAGGATATATCTGAACAAGATTTGATTGTTATTCCGGGTCAAGGAAGATTAAAGAAGACCGGATTTGTAAAGCATGATCCAGATAAAGCTGAACACGAAGGGGAGACTCTAAAGAACAGTTTACACACAATCATTAGAGTAGCAACACATTTGAATAGAGTATTATCCACACAAGATGAATTTCCAGAATGGGTATCAGAAAAGATTGGTGCTACAAAAAGTATGATGGTTGGAATTATGGATTACCTATTAAGTGCAAGAGAGATGCAACATGATCCTGATGCTATGGAGGGTGCCGGTGTTATTGCAGGTGGTCCAGCATATGAAGGTAAGATCGACTTTGCTAAAAAGTTACAAAAGAATATAGATAAGCGCAACAAAGCAGTGATACAGACAAAAAAAGAAGTTGGTAGCAGAATTGCTAATATTGGTCCCGGTGGCAAAGAACTTAACATAAAAACTGACAAAGCATGGGATGATGGCAAGAAAAGTCACAAGGGATAATAGCATGAGCAATATATTAATAGGGATAAGTGCGCAGGCAGAACTAGCTAGTACAGACCCTGTGAAGTTGGAAGAGTCTCGTGGTCACGGTATCATAGCATCCAAGTTGCGTGACATAAAAAGACGAGAGCAAGAAATAAGCAAAAATGTATTAAATGCTAGAAAGACAGATGTAGCTAATCGTGTAAATGATGATAATCCAGACGTATTTAGGCGTCATGGTGCTGAATATGTCTGGAGCGTCATCGAACAAACAATAGATGCAAATAAAGATATTGCTAGTACAGCTAAACTATATTCGATAGTGTCATCCAAATTGGGTAAACCTGTTAATCAAGGCGTGGCGGAAGGCAT